ACCAATCAGAATCAATGATACATCCCGACCTCCTATCTAACGAATCTTCGTTACCATACCTCCAGAGAGCCTTAAAGGGCAAGTACTACGACACGGGCAAGCTCGGTGTCTATGAGGTAGACCAATACCTACGCCTAAAGGATGGCGAGTTTGTCGTAGTGGTCGGCCACGCTAACGTGGGCAAGACCCACACCCTGCTTTACCTTATGCTTTTGCAGTCGTACAACTTTGGCAAGAAGTGGCTGATATACTCCGCAGAGAACGAAGTCCCAAGTCTGAAGCGCAAGCTTATTGAGTTCTTGGTATGCAAACCGATACAAGGCATAGATGAGGGGATGATGTACCGCAAGCTTGACTTCATCAACGAGTACTTCCAATTTATTGACGGCAACAGGCTATTCACCGCATTTGAACTTCTTGAGGTAATGAACTCTATCAAGAACGAATGGAACTACACGGGTGCATTGATAGACCCATACAACTCCCTATCAACCGACCAAAAGAAATTAGGTAAGACAGGGATGCACGAATACCACTACGAGGTAGCCTCTGCCCTTCGGGTGTTTGCGCATCACAACAACGTCACCACAATTGTAAATGCTCACCCTGTAACCGAAGCAATGCGCAAGGTCTACTACAAAGGCCACCAGTACGAGGGGATGCCAATGCCACCAAATGCGGCAGATGTTGAAGGGGGGGGCAAGTGGATGTCTCGCAGCGACAATTTTATTGTGATTCACCGTTTTGCGGCTCACGAAACCGACTGGATATACACCCACATCCACGTTCGCAAGGTCAAGGAGATGGAATCGGGTGGGCGCATCACGCCCCTTGAAACTCCCTTAATACTTCAGAGCGTATTAGGTAATGTTGGCTTTGTGATAAACGGCCGTAACTTGCTGCCAATTAAAATGGATGAAACGCCTGCGACTGATGTACCCTTCTGATGACTCACACGACCTTTACATAAGGGAGAAGCAGTTGATGCTTGCAGGTACTGCGATGTGGTTGGCGCAGCAAGCAGCAGACAAGGCAAAAGGCAGAGAGGTACAAGATGACATCCTGCACCACGTTATGAGTTGCCATTACGCAGACCTACTTCTTCAGCAGTTTATTGACTACCGACAATTCACGGAGGGGAAGATGAATGAGATGTACCTTGCCAACGCCAAGCTACGGATTGATAGTGAGCAGATGATTTACGAGATACAACGCCTGCAAGGGATTATTGAGGACTCGCTATGAGGCAAATCCTCTCACCCTTCCAGAAGTACGAATGCTTTGCAGTAGATGGGGTGGACTACCTCGTGGTGGACTACACCATAATCCAAGACAAGGATGACAATTTAGTGGAATGGGCGAGTGAGATGAAGTTTAAGAGACTTTCAGACCACAAGCACTACACTATGCCGATGACTAAAATAATAACCAATTACAACGAGGGCAGAGCGAAACGCTGCAAATGCTAATGAGACCATTTGAAATACGCCAATTAAAAGTAAGCAAAGAACAGTACTATGCCCGTCTGGGATTCCAAGACAATGGAAGCCGTGCGCATAAAGAATCTACTGCAAGAGCAGCATTCGTATCAGCATTCCGAAACCACGCCACGCTCCACGAACTCGGTGAGGCCATAGACAAAGACCATAGCTCGGTGGCGTATGCCGTAAGGATGCACAAAGACCGCCTTATCTACGGGGACTATCAGCACTACTACAAGGTAGCCTGCTGCGTTCTTGAGGAAAACCCGATGGCTTGCATTGACAAGCCGGACTTTGAAGCGTTGGAGCAGGAATTAAATAAACTCAATGAAGTCGTTGCGGAGTTATCTAAGTATAAAGAACTATACTTAACTCTTAAACGCACATTTGATGAATTTTAACGTAGGACTTTACCCAATCTATGGGCTTGTAGTTGGGGCTAACTGGTCAAAGACCGACTACCTTGAAGAAGATATTGTGATGCACACCGTGCAATTTGCATTGTTTGTGATAATCGTAGAAATCACTTGGGACTCCTCGCAGTATTAGCAAAGCGACAGACCGATTGGATTCGGATGTGCAAGAGCTTCGGGGCGAGTGATGACCTTGCCCAAGAGCTTACGCAAGAAATGTACGTTAGGCTTTACAAATATGTGGATGATGCCGAGAAGATAATGTACAACGAAACGGAGGTGAACACCTTCTTTGTCTACGTTACGCTCCGAAATATGTACGCCACCCTGATGCGCCAGAGGGCAAGATTTGAATTTGTAGACGTAGACATCCTTGAGGAGTTTATCTACGAGGAGGCCAACGAAGATGCAGAGGTGCAACTCATCCAACTTTACGACAGGGTTTGGTCAACCCAAACTGACTGGCATTGGTACGACAAAAAGATATTTGCGCTTTACCACAACACCGATATGAGCATCCGTACTTTAGCGGATGAAACAAAGATTTCAGCACGTTCAATTTTCAACACACTAAAAAATGCAAGAGAGCGAATCCAAGAAGACTGCCAAGACACCTATCAAGCGTACAAAGAAGCCAAGCGGCTTGGGTGATACCATAGAACAAATCACAACTGCCACAGGCATCAAGGCTGCGGTGGATTGGTTCAGCGAAGCCACAGGAGTTGACTGCGGATGCGATGCTCGCAAGGAGAAACTTAACAAGCTATTTCGGTACAGGAAGCCTGAGTGCTTGACCAAAGAGGAGTATGAGTTTGTCGGCAAGATGCGAGGCAGGAACACCGTGACCGCTATTGAGCAGACGGAAGTGAATAGAATCTACAACCGAGTCTTTAAGGATTCGGTAAAGCCCACCAACTGCGGCTCTTGCCTTCGTGGTAGGTTGCAGGAGCTTGAGACGTTATACAACGCTTACTAATGAGCGAGCAGGAGTTGTTTGATTATCTCCAAAAAAATCACATACCAGATTTAGAGATGAGCGATGAGCCTATGTCGCATTGGGATTGTTATTCTGCAAAGTATCAATATGACATAGAGTTAAAATGCCGAAGAACGCACTACGATGATTTGCTTATTGAGAAAATGAAGTATGATAATTTAATAACACGAGCTGCGAGGTTTGGCACAACGCCAATCTACATCAACTCCACCCCAGTTGGCATCTATGTTTTTAATTTGTCTGCGGTTGAAATAGATTGGCAGACCAAAAAAATGCCCGCAACAACCGACTTTGCAAGAAAAGAAAAGGTAGACAAGGTTGTTGGTTTCTTAAATCTAACAAAAGCAAAAAAGATATATGCCAATACCTAAAGTACAAAGCGGTGAAAAGCAATCCGAATACATCCAACGCTGCTTGGAGGCTATCGGAAGCGAGTACCCAAATAAAGACCAAGCAATAGCAGTTTGCTACACACAATTCAGAGAGGGCAAGTAGTCCTCTTTTTTTTATTTATTTTTTCTTTGAGTGTTGGTAATTGAAAAAGTTTTGTATATTTGAAAAACATTTAATACCAATCAGATGAAACTACTACTTAAAAACATCACTTACTTCTGCGCTCTTGCGCTGACGTTTTGGGCATACCTATGGACTCTTGAACTTCTTGGGATATGATATTCACATACAACGACCTAAAGTTTTGGCTCGAAGATGCCGACCTACTACCGCAGTCTTATTGGGATGCCCTTGAGGACTACGACCCAGACAATAAGAACTCCGATGAGATTCTTGCCAAGTGGCTCGGCTTTGCCCACGTTGCTGACTTCTACGAGTACGAGATGCAAATCACATACATAGAGGAGTCATACAACGAGGATGGCTATACCAACACCACCGCATACCCTACTACATCCATTTACAGGGATATACCAAACCTTGCCAATGACATCTACATCAAGTGGATGAACTGGGCAACTCAAGTCGCATCCGAAGAATAATTAAAACCAATCAAATGAAATACCAAACTATATCCCAACTACTCCGAGAGCTGAAGTCAGTAGACATATCTGAGTCAATCATCAAAGACATTGAGACCATTGAACAGGTACACTTGCGCTTCGCCTACCACGATGCCCTGCTTCGTGTTCCGTTTGAAGAATGGTACGAAGCAACATTTAAGAAATGAACTTAATCGTTCAACCCGTATCAAAGGATGAGTGTAAGGAGTGGATTCTAAAGAAGCACTATCTCAAAAGAATGACCTCTTTTACTTACTCCTTCGGGTTGTTTGATTCGGACATTTTGGTTGGTGTATGCACCTTTGGTAATGCCGTACCGCTTACAATGAAGAAGTCTGTTTTTGGTGATGACTATATGGATTTAGTTTACGAACTAAACAGATTAATCACAAATGATGACCTTCCAAAAAACTCAAGGTCGTTCTTTGTTTCTCAATGTCTGAAGCACCTGCCAAAGCCCACGATTGTTGTGAGCTATGCTGACAGAGCATTTGGTCACACAGGTTACATCTACCAAGCATCAAACTTTATTTACACAGGATTGAGTCACACGCAACTTGATTGGAAGGTGAAAGGGATGGAGCATCTTCATAGTCGTACTCTGATGGATGAGTTTGCATTTCAAAAAGACCGCATCTCAAAACTCAAGGAAAAGTATGGAGACCTACTATATCAAGAGAGGCGAGAACCTAAACACCGATATGTTTATGTCTGTGCAGCAGGCAAGATGCGAAGCAAGATTATGAAGTCGGCTTTATTTGAGGCCAAGCCATACCCAAAAGAAACCAACAACCGATACGATACCTCTTTTCAACCAACAATTCAGATGAAATTGCTTTAATAAAATTTACATATAAAAATTTGTTTACCTTTATTTAATTAACAAAACCAATCAAAATGAAAATAATAGAACTACTTGACGGCAGTACTTGGGATATGGAGACAATCCTTGAGAAGATGCACGATGATGACTTTTACTACGGAGTACTGGGTAAGAACGCCCTATCCTCCTCTGCTTGTAAGCTGCTGCTTACTTCACCAAAGACGTATCACTACGTCACGAAGTACGGCAGCGATGAATCCGATGCGTTTGCAGTAGGCAGACTCGTTCACCTTATGACTTTAGAGCCTCACAAAGTAGCAGACTACGAAGTGATTGAAGTCCAGAGCAAGAACGCAAAGGCGTGGCAGGATGCAAAGGGCAAGCGCAACCTTTGTACCCGTAAGGAGTACAACGAGGCGCAACGTATCTCTGATGCGCTCCTGCGCAATGAGAACGTACTGGGCCTGCTTACTGGTTGCGAGTTTGAAGTGCCAAGAATTGATATGATTGGCGGCCTGCCCTTTAGGGCGAAGGCTGACATCTACGCTGATGGTTTTCTCGCAGACATCAAAAGTACTCAAGACCTCCGCGCCTTCCCATTTTCAGCTCAAAAATATGGATATAATGTTCAAGCGTTCATTTACACCCGATTGTTCGGAGTGCCGATTGACAAGTTCTTTTTTATCGCTATTGACAAAGGAAGTTTGGACATAGGCATCTATGGAGTTAGCCCTGAGTTTGTGGCAGAGGGAGAGCGCAAGACTATGGAGGCAATAGAATTGTACAAGCAGTTCTTTATCTTGGGTGAGGACTTGGATTCGTACACCATAGTAGGCACGTTATGACCGACATCACCAAATGCACAGGCGAAGGTTGCCCACTAAAAGAAACGTGCTACCGATTCACCGCACCTGCCGAAATGTACCAATCGTTCTTTGTTGGCGTACCTGTCAAGCACGGTCAATGCGAATACTATTGGAACATCAAACTTTAACATAAAACCAATCGTTGCATTTTTTGCAACACCTCAAACACCAAAGAGTAATGCAAGACCAATTTATGAGGATAGCAATGGCGCAGCTCCGTAGCACCTACCCCTTCAAGCCCCAACGTAGAGCAGTAGCTGCTCGGATGTGGGTGAAGTTTTTAGACCGCAAAGCGATGGCGCAATGGTTCAAAGACCAAGAGGCTAATTTATGATTAGACCCTTTGTGCTTGCCTTCCACAAGCAGAACTCTGGAGTCTCTCACCACAGGACATTTGCACCCTTGATATGCCACAAGGGAGTAGATGTCTTTTTCATTGAGAAGATTACCGACATTGACCCTGAAATGTGGCCAAAGGTTACTCACATCTTTGCAAGTCGTGCATTCCCTGTTGAGCCGTTTGATGACTTCGTGAAACTCTGCCGCAAGGAAGGCATCAAGTTAATCGTTGACAATGATGACTGGTGGGTGCTGCCTCCTACGCACCCCTTGCAAGGCTTGTACGTTGAACAGATGAGAACTCGCATCGTGCGCTCTATGAAAGCAGCAGATGAGGTATGGGTGACAAACAAGCACCTTGCCTCAAAGGTCAAGAAGTACAATACCAACATCCGAATCATCCCCAATGCAATCAGCGTAGCAACGTGGCAGGTAGAGAGAAAGCCAAGCGAAGAAATACGCTTCGGGTATATCGGAGGCAACCATCACGCAGCAGACGTAAAGGATTCCACAATCAACCTTGAAGGATATCAAAGCTATGTTGCAGAAGTGGATGGCTACCCCGATATTATGAGGGCAAGCTACAAGCTACCCACGATGCCACCAACGCATTACCACAAGCTCTACAATTACTTTGACGTAAGCCTCGTACCGCTTACGACATCGGAGTTCGCCAAGTGCAAGTCGCACCTAAAGATGTTGGAGGCAGGGTTCAGCAAGTGCGCTCTGATAGTGAGCAACACACAACCCTATTCACCATACATCACCAAAGAGAACTGCATTGCCATCAAGCACCCGAGCGAATGGGCAGGAGCAATCAAGAGGCTAAAAGAAAACCCCAACCAAGTGACTGACCTAACGGAATCGTTATACGAGTATGTGCAGGACTTTACGATGGAGAAGATAAACGAACTGCGATGCTTTACATAGTCACGCCCTGCTCACGCCCTCATAACCTTGTGAGGCTAAAACAACATATCCCTGCGTACGCAACGTGGGTGGTTATGATAGATGCTGCTACCGACTTCAAGGGAGCAACAGGCGCATCAATCACACACTACTCCACACGCACGGGAGATATGGGCAACCCCCTACGCAATGAGTTCCTTGAATTGTATGCTGATTCCTTTACCAAAGAAGATTGGGTGTACTATCTGGATGATGACAATATCCTGCATCCAAAGTTCCTTGAGGAGTGGGGCAACTTGCATAGCCTTGATTGCTCAATCGTAACTTGGGGACAAATAGGTAGGCTCCGCCCTACCGACCAACCAAGAGTCGGCAACATAGATACCGCGTGCTATATGTTCAAACCATACGACCTGCCCAACCTACGCTTTGAGATGACCTACGAGGCAGACGGTACCTTTGCACAAGCAGCATCCGAACAAGGAACACTTATCTGCGTAGAGCAGTACCTTTGCTACTATAACGCATTACGATGAAAAGCTCAAAAGACATAGACGGGTGGTTCAACCACCAAGCAGCATACGACTACCTCCTTGCCAATATGCCAGAAGACGGCACATTCGTAGAACTGGGTGCTTGGCTCGGTAAGTCATCAGCCTACCTATGCGACAAAGCAACACACCAAAACATCACAATCATAGATTCTTGGAAAGGCTCACCAAACGAACTCACCACCACCCACAAGCTCGCAACGCAGATAGACATCTACGACCTGTTCTTAGAGAATATGGGTGAGCGCAAGTACAATGTAATCAAAGGAACATCCAAAGTAGCAGCAAAAATGTTTCTCAAGGAATCCCTTGACGTGGTATTCATAGACCTCACCCATACCTATGAGGCGGTGAAGGAAGACATCAAGCTATGGCTGCCCAAAGTAAAGAAGGGAGGCTTTATCGCAGGAGATGACTACCACGAACATTGGAAGGGAGTAATCCAAGCCGTTGATGAACTCCTGCCTCGCGCTACGTTCATTGATGACTGTTGGATTTACCAAAGGTGAAGAACCACACAAAGGTCTATCTCAAAGGGATGGGCTACACCACAACTGACTTCATCCCCTGCGAGGTATGTCAAGGCCAAGCGCAAGACATACACCACATAGAGTCAAGAGGAATGGGTGGAAGCAAAATTGCTGATACCATAGAAAATCTGATGGCACTATGCCGTAATTGCCACGTTGCTTATGGCGATATTAAAGAATGGAAGGAGCGACTTCAAGCAACACACGATCACCACCTATCAAAAAGGGTTATTTAG